GTTGCGAACAAAATGAACGGATCTGAGGATCTAGGTCCCTTAGGGACCAAAATGTTCAAATACAACCCAGCCAAGGAACGTTTCTTAAAGAAATATCCCGGCAAAACAAAGACCAAACTCCTTTGGAAAAGGAGCACACCTGTTTTAAACAACGTGTTCGGTGAGCGTTTAGGGAGGGTCATACGAAAATTCCGACCTTCGTCCTTTGACACGGCAATAGCATTCTCTAAGAGTATACTAGACCCGTTTGTGCTTGCTGATTGGCCAGCGCCCGAAGAACTCCTTGAAAAGGGTTTCAGGATAGCTCTGTTCAACTCAGACCTGGCTACGTCCTCTTTTAAAGAGTTCACCCAGGCAGTATCAGCATTTCTTTGTACGAGAGACCTGAAAGCTTTTGATGGCTTAGCCATTAATTCGATTTTTAAAATCGTGTTGAAGCTCCCAGATTTCAAGTTCTGTGTAAGTGAGATCGCGTCGAATCTTGAAAAAGATTGGATTGATGTCAATGAAAAGGACAAACGTGCAGTTGAGAAGCTTGTATACTTCACTACCACGAGGCATTGTCCCCGGCCCACGGGAGAGAAAATGAAAGAAGAAGTCGAGAAGTTTAAAACTTTTATTTCGACCCCTGTATTTTCCTCCGCGTCTTTACTAGACGAGGCTAAGGCTTGTGCCGTCGCGCTCGGTGTTGAGTGCAGAATGAATCCTAAAGACCCTAGAGGTTCTAAGACTCACATTTCTTTCACAACCGCTGGATCTCTTTTAAAGAGGTCCGTTGACGGAGGGAAGTTGGCGGAACTGATGGAAACAGTGGAGCCCTTTTTAAAAGGGAGTCCTATCGTAGATGAAATCTACGAGTTTTCACCAGGTCTAAAGACAACCTGTCAAGCTGGAGTGGCAAGGTTTCGAACCTTTTACCTCTCCGAAGCCGAACGTGAGGAGATTGATGAGTTCCTGAGCCTTCTTCCAGAAGGACACGAGGTAACTTTCGGTGCTGAACTCCATGCCCAAATCCTCGGATTATATCCGCTAACTGAAAAATCTAAGATTTTCTTCGAGTTAGAAAAGGAGCCTCTCTTCGAGAGGTCTCCCTTAAAGATTGGGTATTGGAAACCATTGGGGAAGCAGATCTTGAATTTCTGTGCATTAAATGCACAGTTTCCATGCGCCGCTCGAATCCATGCCATAGGGGAATCCGGTTGCAAAACTCGCATCATCACGATGATGGACGCCTTTCACAGTGCTCTTCAGCAGTGTGCAGGCCATCTTTTCACCGAGATGCTTGAGAATCATGCAAGAATCCGGACCCTCTTTGAAGGCAAAAATCAAGCGTGGAAATATCAAAACTTCCTTGCAGAAGCCAGGTTTGACTACTCAGTAGCAAACGGCTTTGAAGTGTACGTTTCGGATTTCTCGTCTGCGACAGACGCGATACCAAAGGACCTTGCAAAGGTCATTTTGGAAGGATTCATGGAAGGATCAGGGTTAAACCCTTTCAATCCATATCTCCAACTCGCGCTGCGATCGATTCTCGAAGAGAAAACGATCTTTCTGGATACCGATTTAATCGACTCCATCATCGCAAAGAGAGGCGTCTTCATGGGTGAGCCTATGGCAAAACCTGTGTTGACTATCCTAATGAACGTGATCGATTCCATCGCTTTGTCTCGGACATCGTGGTGGAAACCAAATCAAACGGATGAGGATGGAATCCCCAACCCGCAGAAGAAACCAAACTGGTGGAACTTCTATGCTCCCGGAGATGATCACATTGCCATTGGACCGAAAAGGTACCTCGATGCAATTCAGAATGTCAGCATCGAAGCCAACGCAATTCTGAACACAAACAAAGTCTTCCGGACCTGGACAGGATATGTCAAAATCTGTGAGCAATGGCTTTCTGTGAAAGCCTTCGGTTCCAAGAGGACTACCGATTCAATCGGTAGATACCAGCATGTCTATGATCCAAGTCCTTGGGTAGACTTCTTCAAGGTGAAGATCTTTGATCCTCATCATGAAGACGCACGGTCTCTAAGAGACGGTGCAAACCTCGCCTTTGGCAAAGCAAGGTATCTTGCCCAACAACTTCGGTGGACCTTCGATTGCACCATGTCCGTAGCCCGCAAAGAGATAGTCAGAGACTACTTCTTACGCAGGATGGAGATACAGCTTCCTTCAAGGAAGAGTTCTCTCTTTTGGACATTGATGCTACCGAGGAGGTTCGGAGGGTATGATCTTTGGATTTCCGATGAAGACCTTTTAAAGGCCTTCTGGAATCTAAACATCGCGAGTTTGAGTCTGGCCAAGGCTATCTCTGAGAGAAAACCGGAGGCCATTGACGCCGTAAAGAAATTTTTCGTTGGAACCGCGTACCGCGGCACAGAGCTTGAAGCTTCTGTCATCGATTATTCTTCTTTCGTAACCGAGCACCTTACTCAAGTGGTTGAACCATGGAATAGGGCTCAGTTGGTCAACTACGTTCACGAGACTTATAAAGTCTGGGACGTAGATACATGTCTCAAGATCGCAAAGATGGATAATGTGCTTTCAAAAGCACAAATCGAACAAATGGTTTTTAAAACCCTTGCCCAATCCGATATGAACTCTTCTAAGAAGATTCCGTACCGAAAACCACCTTCGATCTATGATCGATTCAGACCTCTCTGGGACTTAGTCGAAAGAGAGGGTTATACAGTTCCAGATCAGAAGGAGTTTGTAGAGTTCTGTAAACGTGAGTCAACAGAAGACGAAGTCTTTTATAAGATCGACCAAAAAGAGCTTAAAGCTCTTCTTCCCCACTCAACTGATCTGTCCATCCAGGACCCATCATTTTTGTTAAAAACAATGGAATCTTAGTTTTAAACTAAGACGGTTTGCCTGCCCCACATTCTTTGAGATGTCCCTCGGGATGATCAAGGATGTGCAGCGTAGGTATGTTCGCAATGGAGGTTTTAAAGCTCCATTCCTCTTTAAAAGAGGGTTGTCG